AAACCAAACTACCCCACATCCAAGCCAAGGTTTTGTACTGCAACATCGTTCCTGATGAACACATGGCGCAGATTCAAGGCGGTCTATGGGTGTCAGAGCGTGAGTGGTTGGACTTCGTGAGCTACTGCCCGGGCATGCCTTTGTTCGTCAAACGCGTGTACCGCGATGAAGCCATGATCAAAACCATTAGCGAGCGCGTGGGCGTGTTTTACGCCGAGCTAGAGCGCCGTGTGGCTGTGATCTTGGGTAACGGCGCAAGCCCTGAGATTTTGGGAGAGTGAGATGAACACAAGACAGATGACTATCACGCCAGAACTAGCAAAGCAGTTTTTGACGAGAAACACGAATAATCGCTCTGTGCGAAAAACAGTTGTGAAACGGTATGCAAGAGACATGCTTGAAGGGAACTTTATCCTAATGCCGCATGGGATTGTGTTTTTGAAAGATGGTTCGCTTGCAGATGGTCAGCATCGACTGCTTGCAATCATTAACTCAAATACCACGCAAGAAATGATGGTTACTTTTGATGCAGACCCAAGCATTCATCTTTATCAGGATCGCGGAGACCCAAGAAAAGAGTATGACAACCTAAGAATTAACGGGAATGAATGGTCGTCAAAAAACATTGTTGCAACGCTGAAGCTTTGCTTAATGCCCGAGATTGGCGAGAAGACGATCTCGATTAGCACTCTGTCTAAGGTTGATGAAAGAACCGTAGAGATAGTTTCTTTTGTTGAAAATTTATTTTCAAGCAATAGGAAGTATTTGACCACTGCCGCTGTTAAGTCAGCATTGGTTTTGGCTTTGCATTCAGATAAATCAGTGAATCGAAAAGACCTTGCTCATTTTTCAGAGGTCTTGATTAGCGGGCATGGTAACGGGGATGGTGATAGTCCAATCATCACGCTTAGAAATAGACTGCTTAACGGCGAGTTTGGCAGTCGAGGTGGCGAAGAGCGCGAGGAGGTTTTGCGACTAACCCAAGCGTGCCTCAAGTGTTTTTTAGATAAAAAACCGATAAAGAGAACACCTAAACACGATGAATTGATTTGGCAAAAAATCAAGTCGATATAACCCACCGCCCCTTCGGGGGCAACTGAGGATGATGTGATGATGAATATTGAAGATATGATTAAAAACCCTGTGTTTAAAATGGCTTGCGATATGGCTATGAATGACGACATCGTGTCGTCAGTAAATGGCTATGTGTCTGACTTGCCGCAGTCAAGAGTGGTCGATGGTTATGTTATGTCTGATTCAGACATGGCGTACAAAAAGCAGCTTGATGATGTTTGCTCAGTATATTCTTTATGGGGTTGATTTGTGCAGCCGCCCAATTGGTACAGAACTTCGTTTGGTTGTGGATACCATCGTCGATGACCGAATGATAGAATTGTATACTAAGGCATTGAAGAATCCGTTCTTGGTTCCAGCGTCTCCAGTAGATGATCCTCGCAGGCATCTAATGGAAATGAAGAAACAGCGTGATTCCGGTGAAGGTATTCCGTTTTCAAAAATCTACTTAGGGAATTATCTGATTGGAATTGGGTTTAGTCGAAAGCTTTCAGATAAGGCTGTCAAGCTTTACAGATTGAATGATCGACTAGACTGGTATCGGATTGGCTGGTGGTATATTGACGAGGAACTCCAAGGTAAGGGTTATGGGGTTCAGGCCATGAAACTTTTTATTGAAAAATATAAAAATGTTTTTTATATGGCCGAAGTTGGAAACATTGGTAGTCAGAAAGTGGCCATGAAAGCTGGCATGAGGCATTATGGTTCAGTGTGGGTTGATGAACAATCTGACATTTATCGAGAACAGCAGAACTTCGATGATCGCGAGTTCTACATCTACAAAACGGAGGAGTCCAAATGACTCAACAAATTGAGCGAATGTCCTGCGAAGCCTTACAGCTTCAGCGATTGTGGGGTCTGTCATAGGTGTCTTTCACAAGGTTTGTACACAGCGATGTACACAGGCGGTTTGTCGGCTGATTGCCAGCCGGTTGATGGTCGCTATTATAGCAAATAAAAACCCGCCAATCGTGAGAAAGGCGGGTTGCTAACTGCATCTCTGCAATCGTTGCTGTTTGCACTCGTGGCGCATCAGCCAAGCCCCGAAGGAACATGCTGAGTATAGCACAAAACAAAACCGCCCATCTCTGAGCGGTTTTGTCGGTTTGCGAGACCATAGGGTTGAAGTCTAAGACTCTAAACAAGCAAGGTGATTCTACCACATGTTCGATTTTTGCCAAATTTTAAACATGAGAAGGAGGACGTGTTTAATTTTCGCGGTTTTTTCGACATGTCTAGCTGCTTTTAGCTGCTTTTAGCTACTTTTAGCTGGTGACTATTTGACGGTCATTTGACGGCTATTTGATTTCGAGTGGCGTTTTGTCAAAAAGGCGATGGGCGGTTAAATATTTTTATTCTGGTCTATTGACCTTGTGCAAATATAATTGCACAATAGAACGCATAGAGAGCAGCACAGTGCAGCACTCAGAAGTCCGAGGGACACACCATGAACAAGTCAGCGATTTTCAAAGCAGCTCATGCGCTAACCAAAGCAACCGTCCAAGCTGGCGACTCATACGCCGCAACTTTCGCAGCAGCCTTGCGTATCGTTATCGCAGAAGGCAAAGCAGGCAGCCTTGCTGCCCGTCACATCGACGCTGGCGGCAAAGAGTGGATCAAAGGCGATTTTCATCGCATCTATATGAAAGGTGGCGATCTGGTCAGCTTCGCACGCAAAAGCCAACAACTTGCAGCTGACAACGCTGAAGTCTATCTGAATGTAAAAAGTGGCAAATGGGTGGTTGATGTTCGCGGTTATGGCCTAGGCCGATCCGCAACAACCGAAGTCCGTGAAGCAATTCTTGCAAAACTACGCTCAATCTAAGGAGATCATCATGAAACTAATCAACGGCCAAAAAATCGATTCAGCAACCATGCGCAGCATCTTGGTAAATAGCCACCACACATGCACCTACGAGGGCAGCATGAGCACCGATATGTCAGCAGAAGACATCGAAGATGGCGACACCTTCACCGCGCTACTGCATCTTGGTGCGAGCGTGCAATTTCATCTGGATTCTGACGATGTGCGCTGCAATTTCTCGCTTGAAATTACGCCAAAATTTGAAGATTTAGACGATAGTGGTATCAAAACCACGCCTTTTTTGACCGCTCATGTCAGCACTGGCAGCGTCTACATGATGCACACAGCCACGGGAAGCATTGACACGCTTGACAACTGGCAGTGCGAGGAAGATTTTGATAGCTCGATGCTTGCAGAAGTCGCACTATCCGAAGTCCCCGACCATATCCGCTTAACCACCTATGGCTACGCCTTGTATGGCCGTAGCTGGAAAACCGCGATGGCCGAAGATTTGAATGCTGATGCTCGCCGCATCACACACTGGATTCAATCGACGCGCCCTGTCCCTGCTGGCGTGTGGAATGATCTGCAAAAGATCGCTAGAAACAGGCTTGCTGACATACAAGCCGCAGCAAATGGAATGATGTAAAAATCACCCCGCACTAGCGGGGTTTTTATTTGCACACTGGCACACAGACCTGCACCGTCACATGTATTGGCGCATTGATTATGTTGGCGGTGCAGCCATTAAGACTCATCACTAGATATACGCCCATCGCTATCCAAAATCGGCAAATTGTACCGCTCGGCAAACGGGATAGTTTTTGAGCTATCGGATTTTGGAGGCCACACATAGACGACAGGCCGCGCAGTGTCAAATGCCATGACGTTGACTGCATTGTTTTGATTGCCGCCATAACACATGATCCGCCCTTGCTTGTCTTTGCCCGCCACAATAGCGACATGACCGCCACCTGTGCGACTGTACACCGCAATCGCGCCGACACACGGTTTTTGTAGCACCGTGCCATAGTTTTGCGCGTACGCCATTGCTCGATACCAATGCTGAGGGATCGCTCGCTTGCCGACTTTCAGGCAGTGCGCTATCGCCACCCCACACCATGCGGCTTCGTCGTCAGTCCACCACGCGCCAAGCTCTTTAAGCCAAGCTTGGATGGTCGGATTATGGCGAGCGCCTTTGATCTCTTGCAGACCGTTATGACGCTGCATCTCGACAAGCCAATCTGGGTTAGTATTCATTCCGACTCACTCCAATAAACCGATCGTGCAATATGCCGAATGCAAACACAATAATAGCGAGTACCAAAAACAATACCGACACTGTTACATATGCCTGCATCCCTGCAAGTGACGCGATAATCACACATAACACGATGCTGTTAATTATCCGCTTGGATGTATTGCAGTATCGGTCAGGGATAAATAAAACAGCAACACACAACAAAAGGCAAATTGCCCACAGATAACAAGGCTGCAAAATCATGATTTGCCCCCCAACTTACGAGCAATGCCCTCGATAGCACCGGTGACGATGTCGACCGTGATGGTGTGCACTGCTTCGGCAGCAGCTGGCGCAGCAAACGCAACGCCAGCGACCCACAACATCGTCATTTCGTCAATTGCACCTTTGCTCAAAGCGTAGACAAATGCGGAAAGGCCGCCACTGACTGACAATAAAGCCTTAAACCACAGCGACTTAACGCGGCTGCTTTCGGGCAACGGGTATAAAATCCCAGCCGTTACGCCAAGCGTTAGCCCAATACCGCAGCCGATCAGCAGCAAATCAGTTTTGTGAGTTGCTGCTAAGATTGCCGATACGCTTTTGTCTGCACTCATCGCTCGCTCCCGTGCTTATGTAAAGATATCATACACAATCACGACGCGTTATTGAGTTGGTACAGTCGTGCAGATTTGACAATAATTTTATTGTTTGCCTGCGGTGTACCCGTAAATCTGACGCACACATTAAAAGTTGCAATGCCATAAAATGACGACGCGTGCGTATACGTGACTATAGCGCCGATTAGTCCGTGCCCAAATCCCGACACACCAAGACGACCGCCGCTGTATCTAGCAATCTCTAGGCGCACCTTGTAGAGGTGCGCATTATTTACACCGCTTACTCCCATTTGCATTTCTGTGCTGAGCGGGATAATCGCGCCATTTATAAAAGCCATCACGCCGACTGCGTTCAGCTGCGCAGCTGGGAAGTCAAGCAATAAGTCGATCTCGCAGACATAAGTCGTATAGAGGTCTACTGCAAGCGTAACATCAGCATTAAAAGCAGTTTTGTCGCTGCTATAGACCGTTGCGCTTACATTGCTTGTGATGGCTTTGTTTGATGCTGAAAAAGCTACTAATGATTTGGACTCATCAATATCGGGTCGATTTAACAAGTCCAAGTAACTACCGGATGTAGCAACCTCCGCCAATCCATCAATCTGCCCCTGCAACTTACCTGCCGCAGCCAACACAGTATCATCTGATGTAACTGGCGTTGCTGTGGCTGTAGACAGCCCCGTCAGTGCTGTGCCGCGCACTGTAGCTGGTGCATCGGCCGTATTGAGCTTTTCAGCAATCTGCGCTTTGATGTCGGCGGCTTCATATTTTGGATTGACAACACTCATATCAGTCGCTCCAAGTCATGGTGATGCGAGGTGTGCCGCTCACGTTTTCGACTTTCAAAAACGGATGTCCAAAATCAACAAGCTGCGCCGAGTCCATCGTGTTGCCCGCGCCTACTGTCACTGTGGCCAACCACTCCCACTCCAACGCACCAGCAGCATTGCGGACACCGCCATACACGCTTGCTGAATTACCAGCCGTACCGGTGGCGAACACCGACAACAACCGACCACGAGCAGATACGGGAAACTCCTCTGTATCAGTCAGCGTTCCAGCAAAAATGATGTTGTTGCCACTCATTGGGACTACTAAAGACATTGCGTTACCCTCTCTTATTTCGCCACCCAGCCAGTGTTACCAGCGCCGGATTCTTTGACGTAAAGCGTTGTGCCTGCACCGCCATCGATGCGTAGGTACAACGATCCTCGGTTTGCAGTTAGGACGCCTTCAGGGCTTCCTATGCCTGTTCTGATCAACGAGCCTCCAAAGCCGATTGCGCCTAAGCGCAGACCGTCTAAGACATCAAAGCTCGTTTCTGTGAGACGTGCGCGGACTATTGTTGCGCCTGTGCTTGCATTGCGGAATTGGAAGTTGTGATGACTGCCGACTGGCACTTCGTAAAGCACATGCCCTGCAAAGTTGCGGACATACCCGTTGCCACTTGAGCCAAAAAACTGAATGCGGAAGTTGTTGAGATTGTTTGCAACACCCAAACGCAGCGACGCTGTGCCGCTATTGCCGCCGATCAAATCGCCACGACCTTCACCACCTGTCACAGCAGGCACTTCGATGCGTAGACGCGTGCCAATCAATGCGCCGTAGCCATCAAGCCCACCATTGCCCAGACGTGTTGTGCCGACCGATTGATACTGACCATCGGTGACACGAGCAGCATCAGGATGAGGACGTGGCACGCCATAGCCGACCTGTGCAGTGACTTTGGTGAATTGGGTGCGAGTGAGCCATCCGTATGACGCAGCGCCGGCTGAGTAGATGTCAGGACGCGACACTGTGCCATCGGGGTGACACTGCTCAAGCGTGACTGCGTTAGCCCGACCCAAGCGGACATGCGACAACACACTCTGACCATCGACACGGTTTTTGCTGTGGAAGTGTTTTTGGATGCAACGGGTTGAGTTGCCCGCCAAACCGTCGATCTCAAGTGCAGCGCCACCACCGTCATCAAGTTGCCAATTGCGATCTGTGCGGATTTGCTTCACATAGACCGGAATGTCGCTGATTGATGGGCGTTTGAGCGCAAACAACTGACACTCAGTGATATACATATCTGACGCGCCATACGCGCCACGACCATCCTCGATAAAGTCGGACGCTGTACTGCCCCAGAAATAAGGCGCAGGATCAGAACCAACAACAGGCACGATCTTGTATAGACCACCACCTAAATCGGTTTGGCCTGACGTGACCGTGAATGCAGTAGGATTGCTGTGGCGAATCTCAAAGCAATTCAAGAATCGCGCAAGGGACGCGCTACTAAAGCCACGAGCAAAGGCCAGCACCACTGATGAGCCGGATTCGTTGCTGTAGTTGGCATAGTTGAATAGCGGTTTGATTAGGGCTGATACGCCTTCATCGTTATCATCAAGTAAGGCAGTAATGGCACGGACAAGGTTTTCGGCAGTCTGCGCTGTCGTCGCACCAATAACCACGCCGACCTCACCTGTCGGGGCTTCTTGATCCGAGTTGATAAAGGTGAACGTGGTTGACTCAAAAACAGCGCCAGACGCAGGCAGATTGGTCACTCGATCATAGTCATAACCACCGATCAGCAGCTTATCGCCTGACGTTGGATTGACTGCAATGGTGAGCTGTACGGATGTTTTATAGTCCTTGCCATAGCTGACCAAGCCAGACTTGGGTAAAGCACCAAGTACACGCACACCATAAGGTGAGCCAAATGTGTAGCACTTGGTTATGGTCATGCCGTCGCTACCAGATACCGAGTTGGCAGGCAGCGGATTGCCGCGCCAATCAGTTAGTGGGCGTGATGCAATGTTGGTGATGTCGTTGTACACACAAGCGTTTTCAAAGAATGCAAACGAACATGATTCGATTGTTGTTTTCAATCGTGTACCAATAAACACACCAACATCCCAGTTTTTGGCTGGAGCGCCCGCCACATCAGCCCATGCTTTAGGCGTGTAGACCTGAGGAGCGCCCCAGAAATTCGGCGCGATGCCTACGCCACCAGACAGAGTTGGAGTGACTGCGGCCTGTAGGTTGTAATTGGCTGCATTGGTGACAAGCGACGGGGTGATCTGCATAAAGACGCAAAGATTGCGCAACGTGACGCCATCGGCTTGCACATTGATTGCCGATGATAGTGGTGTGTCATATGGGTCTGTGTGAGCACCGCGATAGGCTCGACGGGTGCGGATGGTGCGGCATGTTGCACCATCACCTGTGAGCATCACATAACTGCCCGATGTTGGCGTTGTATCGGTCCAATTTAACTGCTCAATTGTGTTGACGCGATGCCCACCATCGATACAAAGCGGCGTATCAATGATCAACTCACGATTCCAGACGTGGCGACCGGTCAGTTGGATGACGGCGTTTTTATCAGGATGCTGCTTGATCTGGCGTACTGCAGCTTGTGTGGCAACGTAGTCAATCGATTCGGTTGTGGCTTGTACAAACGGATAATCGACTTGCAAGGCTGCAAAATCAACATACTGACCAAGCGCAGCAGGAATAATCCATTCAGCAACAGTGTGTAGTGTGCCATCAGCGATTGCACCAAAATCTTTGGCATTAACACTATCAGATAGCTTTTCAGCCAATTCTGCGATTTCTTGATTCGTGGCTTTGATATTTGCGCCGATTGCAGCAATGGCAGCGGGTAAGTTCGTTTCCATTTTTTAAGCCTCCAATGCCGCGTTAAAGATCGCCAGATAATCAATCTCAGCGTCTTCATCTTCTGGGTCTGGTTCAGTCGTTACGATTGTCACCGTCCCGTCAGTGTTACCGCCACCACCTTGCATAATCAGCACGTTAGCCCGCAGGTTTGCCGCAGGTGATGTGTCTGAGATGTCAAATTTGTAGACAATCGTGATCTCGGTATCTGTGATCTCATTAACTGCGATATAGCCAAGTCTTGCGCTTGATGGCATTGAACGATCATCGAGACTGATTTGCACCATGCGCATCGACGGTCGATACAAATACCCGTGCTTGAACGTGGCGTATCGTGTCGCGGTAGATGATGAATCCAAGTCAAAAGAGTGTGTTTTGCGTGTCGATAAGGTCTTTAGGCCGTCCTCGGAGATTACTGCATTGATATGCCATAAAGCATCGCGGACAAGGCCTGGCGGATCGCCACTAAATACAGTTTCTCCCATCCCTACTGCGTTAATCGTCAGCGAAATTTGTTCAATTGCCGGTGTGCCTGTGGATAAAAACGCAAGCGCGGATCGGTGTACAGTGCCGCGGATGTTGTTTGCAAATTTGGTGTTATCGTTGCTGTCTCGATGCAGTGCAGCTCCACCAGATTTGTTGGTCTTGACTGCAAAATTGATATTACCGCTTTCACCTTTGACGTGGATTGCATGACCATTACAGTCCTCAACGTCCGCTTCGATGCTTGCCCCTGCGCCGGTGTATAGCAGTGCATCACCGGTGAAAAACTCGCCTTCCTCCGGATCGCCAACTCGACCAGTGGAGTTTGAGTAGAGCATGTTGACGCACGCCGATGATGTGACGTGCACGCCGGTCACGCCAACAACTCGTGGAGACAACTGCTTAATGTTGCGGACGGTCACCTCGCAGCGGAAGCGCTTTGATGCATTGATTGTCACGCCGTCAAATTCGGCCATTGGTTGCGTGTATGTTGGGATTGCCGCCGACCAATCGGGGTGCAGTGTCCCCAAAAAACGCACATCAAAAAACGCACTTCCATACGCACCATCGTCGATCCGCGCTTGCGAGCGGTTTGATTCGCTGATGATTCGCCCGCCTTTGGTCAGTCGGCAAATATCACGAGTGCGAAATCCGCAGCCAGACCAGTTGGCATACGTATGGATATCGCCGCATTCGATGTTTGCCCGGTGGATCACAATGCCATCGCATGGATCATCGGGGTAATAGTCAGACATCGCGATTTGAGTATGGGCTAGTGGTCGTGGCAGCAGTCCGCATAGACCGACCCAAGCACGGCGTAGCAACCAGTCACCATTGCCGACGCCGAATCCACCACGGATGATGATGCCTTCCTTGCCGCAGATGCCGACAATACAGTCAATGATGGTGAGCTGGAGCGTGTACTGCGATTGCTCGACGGTAGGCGGTTCGCTGAGCAGGCCGATGCCGGCAATGTTGGTGATGATGACGTCATCAAGCACAAATGCAGCTGCCGACCAATTAATGCCACCGCCAGACGTATTACCCACAGCCACATCAGGCTCGTTGTACTCGCCTAGCAGATATTGACCATTAATGCGCAAATCCTTAAGCGTGACCGACTCAATATTGACGCCAACAATAGCGTCTTGATTCGACCCTACCATCATGCGCAGCTCAGTCAAATCTTGGCCTTTTCCGATCAGGCTGACGCGGCTACGCATGGTCAAGCCACTGATCATGTACACGCCGCTATTGAGATATACCGCACCACCGCCAGACAGATTGGCGTGATCAATGGCTGCTTGGATGGAGTCAGTGCAGTCTGTTTCGCCGTCCGGCACTGCGCCAAAATCGGCAACATTGATAAAGTCGGATAGTTTGCTGTTGACTGTTCGTGGCAATGCACTGAGCGCATCAAGCCGATACATATCCGTGTTTTGGATGCGCGGCTCGTAAAAGATCTGAACGCCGTTTTTGTCCGTGGCTTTGATGCTGTATGCGGTTTCGTTGGTATATACGCGTACCGGCGTACCAGTATTGACTGCAAAACCAGCAAGTGTGGGCAGTGGATTTGGCGCTGGAACGGTGAGTTCGGCATCGTAATAAATGCTGATTGGCGATGTTTGCGGATTTTCGTCAGCAACGCCGATATACACAAAACCACCATCCAATGCATCCCCTTGCAAGTCAGCAAGGTACGAATATGGATTCAGGGAGATTGCACCCATTGCGCTTCCTCATTTTGGGCAATAAAAAACCGCCTATTGGCGGCTTGTTTTGGCTTGGCTTCGGTCGTATTCATCAAGCATGTTGCGGAAGATGTACTCTATCGAGCACGCTTCAAACTCATCCGAAGGCTGATCTTCACGCATTGCCGATCTGACTCGCTGCCAGATATGCGCCGTCTCATGCACAAGCGTTTGCATAATCGCGCTTGGGTTCCAATCGCTTGTGTCACCAATCTGCAAAATGCAGTATGTGCGCTCATTGGCCACTTGGTACGAGGTCACAAGCGCAGCGCATGGAATGGCTTTAAATGGCTCTTTCCAGCCACTACCAAGCAATTCAAGCGCCCGATCCATCTGCTCTTGGTTGCGCACAAGGCAGTACCAGACATGATCAAATGGTGATTTGCGCCACTTGGGTTTGTATTTTTTACTCAAACCATTGCTCCAATATTTTGATCCATCAAATATAGCGTCATTTTTGATCCGCACCAAGCGATGCAAGCCAAGACAATGCTCCAACCTGCTTGATCTTGGCCTTATCAGCATCGGATAGGTTGTCAAAATACGCCTTCCATTCTGCCGAGCGCAGGATTCGAGCGTTTAGCACCTTCTTGGCTTTATCTGACAGCTTATCACCACCCTTGATGGCATCTTGCACCGGTTGGCTACGCTCAAGCTTGTCAGCTTTGGCTCGCATGGTTTGGCGCATGGTTTCAAACTGCTTGGGCGACATGGCCTTATCAAAGGCACGCTGATCAGCAGCTTCGATGATGCGGTTTTGCAGCTTTTTGCCAAGCTGTTGACCAAGCACGCCGCCAATTGTTGCACCGGTCAGACCACCCATTGCGCCACCTGCTGCTGTGCCTACGCCAGTGGCTGCCACCTCTGCTCCACGCATCTTCAAGTTTTGCATGGCAGACGCTGTACCGCTTGGGTTTGGATCAACACGGCGCAGCACACCAGACGCAGCCACATAGTTGCGCAGTTTATCAGCCGTTTCCTTCCCAAAAATCTCATTAAGCTTGCCGCCACGAAACGGCGCATATGCTTTGGAAATGCTGTATGGGTTTTCGGGCTTGGTTGGGTCAAATGCGGTGAGCTTCTCAGCGATTTGCGCCCGAATCTCGCCAATAGCGCGTTTTGCATCAGCTTGCAGAGCCTTGGTAGGCATGCTCTCAAGTTGCTTAACAATTTGGCGGAACTGAGCACTATCGGTTTCGGCCAAGGCACCCAAGCGAGCACCAACTTTCTCAACCGATGTTTTGCGGTTAATGCCATCCGCTTCAAGCAAGGCCGCCATGCCTTTAGGATCGGTAAAGATGCGGTGATAGTCGGTATTCATCTTGCGAGCTTCGGCGTACATATTTTCACCAAGCGCCTTAAACACTGCATCATCAATTAAATCGTTAAGCGTGCGGATGCCACTAGCAATGCTGTAGTCATATTGGCTGTTGATGTATTGGCGCAGTGATTCAGCTTGCTTTGCTGACATTGGCCGGAAATAGCCATCCGCGCCAACTAAATCTTGCTCGCGCATCCACGAGCCAATACCTCTGCGCAACGCTTGCATAGCATCACGCTCGAAAAACGAATTTTCGCGCAGCTTGGCTTGAAAGTCGGTCAGTTCAATGCCGCCAGTGGACTTAGCTTTTTTATCAGCCTGTTCGTATAGCTTCTTGATTTGGTCTTTATACCAATCCTTATAACCTTCGAGCGGTTTGAGAATGGCAGCACCGCGAACCTCAGGAGCAGCCCCGACTGTACCGCCGGTGGATTTGACAATATCATCACCGTACTCACGAAGCTTGTCCGACTCAAGCTCCATTTGCTGCTTCATCTTGCGACCAGCTTCGGTGTCGGATTTGGCGAGCAATGAATCCCACCCCATGCGCCGAGAATCACCAGCGACCACACCACCGCGAATCTGACCTTCTGTCAGGCCAATGGCTCGCAGCACGTTATACCGACTTTGCTGCTGTCGTGGTGATACGCCGCCATCAGCCGGAGCGGATCGCTTAAAGTCGAGCAGTTCGGCGTCTGCCTTTTCTGACTTCTTGGCTTCCCTTGCGGCATTGGCGCGAGCATCGGCCTTATTGCCAAGCATATTGTCCAAAACATTGGTAATGTCGGGCGATAGTTTTGCGCGTGGATTGGTTTCACCAAAACTGACCAAAGAGTCGTAAACCGACTCCATCCACGTCTTAAACTTTTCAAACACTTGCTTCAGTTTTGCGGTAGGCGCTTTGCCAGTCAGCAAATACTGCTCAAAGGTTTCAGCAAACTTCTCGTGTAGCTCAGTCTTTTGAGCAGCTTTCAGGTCACCATATTCACGCCCTTTGTGACCGCCCCATTCCATGATGGTGTCAAGATCAGCCTTGAGCGCAGGCGATTGGTCAGCGAGCTTGGCATGAGTCTCTAAAAAGTGGTGGCCAAGCTCATGCACAAAAGATGATGCGTTGGCTTTGTCACCCAAAACCATCGAATGCCGTTTATCGCCAAAACTGATTTGAGCGTTTGCACCGCTTTTGACTTCGCCAGCGGTTACGTCTAGGCCGACAGCATCAAACACCTCTTTGGATGTCTTGCCCATCGCAGCAGCAGTGGCTTTGTAATATGCCGCAGCTAACTCACCAGCAGCTTGAGCATAATCAGCGTCGTATTTTCCGGTATCAAGCACTTGCTTGGAGATGTTTTCAGCAATGACTTGGGATGCGGCTTTATTGCCCTGCATGTAGATGTTTGGGTTTGCGCCGTCAAATGCGCCGCTGTTGCCAGTAGCCGATTTGATTTGGGTTGAGTCAAAGGCAATATACTCATCATTCATCGTGTCTTTTGAGTCGCGATAAATCACGCCATCTTTACCGTCCGATGCAAGACTGTCTTTTTTGTCCTGCTTGATGTACCAGTGCCGATGATTGTTGTCGAGTATGTATTCTGGGTTGTTGATCTTTAAGTAACTGGCGTAAACAGTTGCCTGAGCGCCCCGCATACTTCCGCCATATTGCCCGCTGCCATATGCCTGAGCAACGCCATAGTCACTGGTAAAGTAGTGACCTTTTGCATCCTTTGGAGAAACGTTTTTCAACCCAGACTCGGTAAACGCATTGAACTCACCAAATGGCGAGCCATGATAAACCACCAGCGGCTCACCATTTTCATCAACGACTTTGGATGCGCCTTTTGGGTTGTTCTCCCAATCACCGAACCACTCTTTGAATGATGGTGTACGAACTTGAACCCACTGCTGCTCGCTTAGTTTGGTTGGCTTGCCATTTGGCGCTCGCATCCATTGCGGTGTGCCTTCGTATTGTTGGCGCACTGCTTCGGCTTCTTTTTGCTCCTTGGCGGTCTGAAACAAGGTTTCTTTAGGTTTTTTCTCTGGAACAAAGCGATCAAAAAACTCCCTCAGTGCGGCCTGTTTTGTCTGGATTCCCGCATCGCTTATGGGCTGCATCTTTGAGTTAAAGGACGTGACTTGCCATGCGCCCGCCTTTTTTGCAGATGGAGTGATCATTATGGTTTGCCCAAGTCCGCCTGAGGCGACCATCCCAGCAAATCCATCATCATTCAAAGCAGCTTCGACCAAATCATCAAGAATCTTTTGTCGAACCTCGTAATTTTCAAACCCAAAGACAGGATCATCTTCGGCTTTCTTTTCAAAATCAGCAAGCTGATCGACCAGCCTTTCGATTTTTTTTGTACTTGCACTGCTTTGAAACAAGGTTTCTTGGCTTGGATTGCCCTGATCCTCAATTTCTTTGATCTTGCCTTGAATGTACTCAGACACAGCCTTGCCGCTGCGGGCATTGTCGCCAAAGACTTGCAGTGCTTCGAGTGCACCGGGTGTCATGCCGTCATCAACTAGACGACCCTGAGCCATGTACTCAGCAACGGTTGAGCCACTAGCTTTAATGTCGGAGTATTTATTGGCAGCCATCGCCAGATCAGAAGCAAGCGTGTTTTCAACCCGAGCGCCTGCCTTAACATCGTCAGCAAGGGCAACCAATGCGCCAGCATTACGCACCAATGCAGCACTGATGCGCTTGCCCTGATCATCCAATGACTCACTGATGCGCTCAATCATGGCTGCATCGTTGTAGGCTTTCTGAGCAATAGCAGCCTGAATGCGACGAACGCCAGCTTGCGATAACGTGCCATCTAGGCGCATCAAATCACCACGGGCAGCGGTGGGCATCGAGCGCATGAACTCGCGCACAAAATCCGTGCTGCCTGCGATATTGACCTCGCCATTTTCTGTGATAACCAGCTTGGACGCATCTGGCAAAGATTTGGCATCGGTACGAGCTTGTTCGGCAACGCTCATTTTCAGCGTAGTGTCGGCGTTTGAATCGCTTGCCACCTTGACTGCTGTAGCATCGTCAGATAGGCGACGCACAAGCACAGGATTCTCAATGCCTTCAAACTTGGCTGGATCAATGCCAAGCTCACGCGCTTTGGCGGTCACGGCGGCTTTGTAGTCAGCACCACGACCAGATAAGTAGCGACGTTCAATTGCGGTCAGACGGCCATGACCAGCCACCGCTTCAGCGCCAAAGATTGTGGGTGCGCCCGTGTCAAAGGTCGGCGCTTCAAGCAATCGATTAGGGTTTAACTTGTTTGAGATTTCATTGATCTGGGCTGCACTTGCATCGGTGTCGCGATTGCGTGGCTGTAGATCAGGACGTGCTGCGGCATTTGGGGTTAAATCAGCATTGATCGACTTTTGAATAGCTTCAATCGGCACAACATCATAGACAAAATCGACAGGCGTGTTGTCTGTGGTAAACGCTTTGCCTTGTGGCTCAGGTGCGACGGGTTTATCATCAAGCGTGAATTTTCTTGCAATTTTAGTCGGTCGCACAGGTGTTGGGTTTGGTAGAACAGCAACATCGGATTCAAAATTTTGAATAATTTTTGCATCAGAGATTGGCATACCACCATCAAGATGCACCACACGCCCATCAGAATAAATCTTCTGAATTTCAAAAACTTTTCCGTTTTGGTTATCACGAATAATCCTTAGCGTGAATGGCTCGCCGTGCTCATTAACACCGCCCTCATATTGTGTGGTTGTTTTATCGCTTAAAACTTCTCCATCTTTGTTTACATGAATCGATCTTTCCTTGTCATTTTCTATTTTCTGAAAGCGCTGTATGGTAGATTGAGCTTTGTTTGTCAATAATACAAACCCATTTTCAATAAGAGATTGCGCCACTTTGCCTTGTGGTGTGCGCGCCTGTGGCGTAGGCGCGGCACGCACAGCAGGCTCAACGCCAATCCATCCTGATTCATCGGTTTTAACACCAATGATCGTGGCTGATCCATCAGGATTGCGCTGCACGTTGTAATTGGGATTAGCTTCAGCGGCCGCAATCGCATCAGGTCTGCGCATCGTCAGGCGGTCAGCCTTGCCATCTGTAATGCTACGGCCAACCTCCGACCGGCTTGCTGATTCAGCGGCAGCGGCAATCGCATTAAATCCAGTGGTAATGTCATTCGCCGTCTGTTGATCACGAGTGATCGGCGCAGCAGACCGCGACGGACTGCCATCCGGTGACATGGTGATGATTGGGTTTTCGGGCGTTAGCTCAACAGTGTTTGGGTTGGCTGGACGTGGTGGCGCAACATCAGGACGCGGCATCGCTTCGGCTTGAGCGGCAAAATCGGCTGGATTGGTTGCCAGTGGCTCACGCTGACCACTGATAAAATCACGGATAGCCGCAGGCGAGTTGTCAGCACGAGCAGCAGGAGATACAGGCGCAGGAGTGCCAGCCGGACTAGCAATTGGTGGCGGAGTTGGTTCGGCAGGGCGTGGCGTGGCTGTCGGCTTAGCTTTGCCAATCCCACGAAAGCCAAGCGCAACAAAACCAGCATCACCCAAACCCTGTACAGCAGCAGCAGATAGTGGATTGCCGTATGCGTCAAAGTTGGCTTGTCCTGCTGCTTCGGTAGCCATAGCAGGAATAGCCATAGCACCCAAAATGGCATTGGCGGTATTTGGTGCAATAACCGGCTGCGGTACAAATGGCTGCAATGCTGTACGCGCAGACTCAACTCCTTGCGCAGCACTTTCAGCAAAACCTTTGCCCTGAGCAGCACCGACAGCACCAGCGCCCAAACCATACAAGCCAGCTAGAGATTCGGTAGCCATGCCACCCAAGCCAGTCATCAGCGCCTGAGCGCCGCCAATACCCGCTCGAGGGATGGCGGTAGCAGCATCAAGCAAACCATCACCAGCAATGACGCGGCCTGCATTGCCAAGCGCAGCGCCCGCCTGATCAGTGAATTGCTCCATGCGGTTACCAGTGTAGTCTTTTGGCGCTGCCGGTTTGGCTGGAAGAGCAATCGAAAGTCCGAGCTTTTCGGCAATCTGCTGATCAGTAAAGCCAGACTTTTTGGAATCTTTGTAGCGAGGATCTTTTTCTTTGATCTTTTTGAAAATATCGGCGTCTGAATGCCCAGCCAAACGACTTTCAAAGATTTTTTGCTCAATCGTATCGGGGCGCACCGCACCTTGCGGCTTGGATTGCTCATAAATATCAGTGAGTCGCTGACCGCCACCCGAGCCACCACCACCGGAATTCTGATTGAATGCCACCATGACACGATTGATATAGTCTCGCGTGGCTTTGCCCCAATTGGCGCGATCAGTGCCGCCAATATACTCGCCTACTGCCGACGCAACATCGCCGTTATTGCGCTGCAACGACTCTTTGAGCAGGTATCCTGCGCCCATTGCAGCGGCCTGCGGAGATTCATACGGATCAATATTGTATTTCTTGATCAATGCCGCACGGGTTTCGGGGATGACCTGATACACCGATCGAGCACCCTTTTCCGACACCTGATCAGCATTGCTGCGCTCGCCATTCAGACGGATTTTGGACAGCAAGCCACTGGGCAGACCTAGCTTTGCCGTTACATCAGCATCAAGCGCATCGTACAGCGGATCTGTGTATTTTTGAGCCATGCTTATTTCCAGATGTCGTCAAGTGACTGAGTTGGCTTTCCGGTGGGGTTACCCCCAAGGGAACGGATGTATTTACTGTACGATGTTCCTTTGGGCACCACAACGCCGTTAATCTCAATAGGTTGTCGAGTTGAACCCATGTTGCCAACTTGGCTAATCCACTCAGTTTTTGCTTCTTCGTTTCGCGCTGCAATTTCCTGAGCTTTGGCATATTTGCGCAAAAAGTTGGCGATATATTCAGGGCTGGAGTTTTCGTTTGGATAGCCACCCATCAACATCTGCAAATCAGTGTTGGATAGTGGTTTGAAGTCAGCAGCATCAACACCAACCAGCTTGTTTCGCAGCGTCATGTATTGTTGGCGCAATTCAGTCAGCTTATCTTCGCCGCCAGCCTGAGACCTTACCCATTCTTCAAAGCCAGTGTATCCGCGCCCAAGGAATCGACCTTCTGGCAAGTTGGAAAACTCGTCAGCAAGCACCAACGAACTTGCCGCCGCATTGCGAGCTGCTACTGCCTGCTTTGCAGCTTCGGCTTGCACGGTCAGCATGGCAGGCGGAATATCAACACCCTTTGCCATCTTCATTTGAATGTCAACGATGGCCTTTTCACGCTCAAGACGTGCACGTTCTTCGTTGGTCGAAGCATTGCGCAGTGCCACTTCAATGCCAGCAAGCTTGGCTTGCAAGGACGCTTGGTTGTCTGCATTGGCATACTGAGCTTCGGATTGCTTGATCTGCGCTTCGGCTTGGGACTTCTGCACTGTGGATGGTTGCATTTGATCGGCACGCGCATTCTCACCAAGCGCCTTCATGCTTGCCGCGTACTTGTCATCGTAGGCAGCAAGCGACAATTCAGCCAGTGCAGCGATTTGCCGGATCGCGTTTTGATCACCAGACTCAAGGGCTTTTTGAGCGGTTCTGAGTGTTTCAAGCTGCTGTGGGTCAGAGCCTGATTGTTCCAAAGCTGAAACACGGGTTTTAATCACATCGAGCGCCACATCACCGCGCCCCGACTTGAGCGCAGGCACGACACGAGCAAAAAACGACGTTTGGTCTTGCTTGTACGCGTCGCCCTTCACCTTCACCATGGTGTCAACGGATTCGCGCATCTCAGGAAATTGCATGATGATATTGGGCAACATCGACGAGTCGCCAGTGGTCAAATATTTCGCCACCAAGTCTTGCCGCTGCTGTTCGCGCTGCGCTTTCTGCTGTGCCGCCAACTTCTCAGCAGTCGCTTTCTCTTGGGCAGCTTGAAACGCCATCTCATTGTCACGCAAGGTCTGACCGCCTTGAATACCCTGCATCAGAGCTTGTGTTGGATCGACGTATTGCAGCCGATAATCATAAGGTTGACCAGCCATTAGAACAACTACCTTTTCGCGCCAATTAGAGTGCCAATACCGCCTAAAAAACTGCCAATCATGTCTTGGTTGTTTTGAGCACGCGCCAGATATGCACCAGCCTGAGCCTGACCCATATTGCCAAACAGTTCCGCATTCTGTGCTGCGGCGTTTTGGGCAGCATTGCCCGTGCCAGTCGCCGCACCTAAGCCAGCACCAGCCAGCCCACCAAGATTGGCAAGTTGGTTTTGATAGGTCTGCTGTAGCAACTGCGGAGCAAATTGAGATAGAGCGCCCTGCACGTTGCCACCACGTAAACCACCAGTGGCGGATGCGTTCTGAAGAATCGCATTCGTGCCTTGGTTGAGCTGCGCCTGAAAAAACGGGCTGCTCTGTAGTGCGTCAATGGCTTGTTGCTGAGATGCCGCACCACCAACGCCCAACAGATTCTGCTGTTGTTTGAATGCAGCCGTACCGCCTTCAACGTATGGCTTGAGCAAGGTCTGCACCAAGTCAAACTGTCGGCGGTTTTCTTCAACACCCATTTGCGCAGCCTGCACCTGAGCATCTGCCGCTTTGCTTGCTCCGCGATTGGCTTGCTGTCCACTAATGATGCTTCCAGCAACTCCCAATGCCGCCGCTTTGGCTGCACCCAACCCAACTGCCGCTACTACAGGCATAGCCACTCCTCCCGTGTCATACCCATCAATACTTGATCGAGCAAAACACCATTTTTCAAAAAAGACTGGCGATTGACGCCTTCGTGTTTAAAACCAAGCGACCCAGCAAACCATGCCGCCACGCGGTTATTAGACGGAACGCTTGTAACTGCTTTGAAGTACCGAGAAAAGATTAGATCAAGCAGCAGCTTTCCTGCCTGTTTAGACTGTTTGCCGCGAACATCGGGAAGTAATGCGGTGTGAATATCCACCGTGACTGCATTTTGTGGGATCAGCAAAAACACCCCGTGGCACGCGCCATCTTTGTGAACTCCAATCCATTCCAACGATTCAGCATCTTGAACCTTTGCACCAACCGAATTGTCATCGCACAAATGATCGGCAATAGATGGATGCATTAAGACGCTATTGATCAAATCAACGTCATAAATGCGAGCCAAATACATCACACCACCTCAGCAATAGACAGGATGATATTCAGGCCTTCACCGGTTGCGGTGACGGTCTGCGCTGCATTGACCTGATGATTGAGTAGCTCGGATAGGATCAGCGTTGCATCAGCAGCCAATGTCTTTTTGACAAACTGATTGCCACCAACTGACACAGCCAAAGCAATTGGCGATGCTGTTGGATTGTGAGCGGTTGCCGCACGAATTTGAGCAAGCGTACCGGCTGGAGCGGTGTACAGCGTATTGCTGCCAGCGTTTAGCGTGTCGTTATACGCCTGTTTGTATTCAATGGTCACAATGACACCTCGACTAAGCCAAGCGCATCAATCGGCGCATCAAAAACAGAGACCAAACTGATCGGTTGATCGTTTGGATAGATCGGAATGCCTACCAAGCCAAGCGCATCATCAGGTTTTTGGTTCATCGCCTGAATCACCATGCTTTTTGCGTCGTCAGCAGTGATTTGCGCTTGCTGAATGGCCGTCAAAATCTCTTGAATCGTTGCAGGCAACAAATCAAACGCTTGAGATTGTAGATTTTCGATAAACTTGATTGATCGCGGATTTTTGGCAATCTGCTCAATTAAATTTCGCGGAAGTTTGGAGAAATTAGGCATTCAATGGCTCCACCTGAATCTCAAGTCGAGGAATCGCCAAAGTGGTCGAGCCAACACCACGAAAGCGCAAGCCAAGCCAGTGACCAAACCGAACGCCAAAACGATGCCACGTCATGCGGTGAGCATAATCACCACGCAATCCGGCTGATCTGCTGCGCTCTTGTGACCACGTCAGACCGTCTTTGGTGTATGAACAAAACACGCTGGGCTGTTGCCCTGTTGCTGCACGGCCTACAGTGCCCACAAGCTCGATTGAATTGATAATCGCGCCCATGCCTTCGTTGTAGATCAGCGCCGTATCAAACCGCCATCCTGTAGGCTGATCGTATTGGGCAAATGTTGCATCGGTCATGTAGCCGAGTTTGTTGGTTGTCTTGTCGCCTACGATCCATTTGTTGTAGGCATAAACAAAATTAATAGCCCGATACTGCTGATTTGCAGCACTGCCACTTTTCAGAATAAACCAAACTGGCTGTCCAGCAGCCGATGACCCTGCCAAGTCATAAACCAATGTCTCATTGAGCAGGTGGATATACAGGCATTGGTGCGCTTCGTGCTCGCGAGCCTCCACCACCATGCCAGACAGTTGCGATTCGGTGTATTGAGCGATGATTGACTCAATCTCGCGTGTGGCAATCCATTGGGCACCACCACTTACGCCAAGATAGACACTGATCGGCTCATTGCGACCACCACCCACAAAGGCAAACGTTTGGGCAAACATACATTTTGCATGGGTGCCAACAATGCCTTTTTGAATCACCGCGCCGTCAATGCGCTGAAATGGGAAAAGCTCGCCGCCAACGTTATCAAACACCTCAATGCTGTGGCGGTTGAGTACCACCAACTCATTGCGGACTTTGAGCAACCCTAAAACATTATCGGGATCAAACTCGCTTGAGCCGTACTTGAGTGGATTAACTGCGGTCGGATCATTCAGTTCAGTAACAACAATAAATTCGCCGTCTGTGGTGACGTGATACCCATCAATCCACACATGATCAATTACGTCGCCAAGATCACCATCGGTCACCTTGGCAAGCGTCAGGCCGTTGAAGTAATAAAATCCGCGATTCGACGAGACAGCCAGCCGATCAAACGAATAATCAAACGAGCAGCGACCACCTGAGCCAACATCACCCAATTCGGTCACATGGCCGGATGCAGACACACTCACAAACTTGCTGCCGCATACGCGATACAGCACACCGCCCCACACGATGCCACCGCGATCTAAGCCATTTGTGTTGGCAAAGTGCGCGATGCCATCGGCGGTGCGTAAATATCCTTTGCTGATACCCGTATCCTTGGGCACCGGCACAAGATTGACCGGATATGACGTGCGATAGTCCGATGTGGTGTCGGCATAGATGCCGCTCAGAATTGGCACTTGCATTAGAAGCCCCAACGTCTGTAGCGACGATTGCCAGCGCCGAGCGGATAACGATCAGGGTACTGTCGCGTTGGTTTGGTTGCCACACTAGACAGCATGGCGTTGTAAGCATCCTCTTGTGTTTTGACAAGCAAGATGTTTGGTTGTTTGCCATACATCGGGCAAATCTGAACGGCGAGCGATTTATAAACCGCCGCCGCGTGTTGCAATTCAATACCGCTATCGTCGTCCAAGTCACTATCAGTCGGATTGGTTGGCACGTTATAGCCAATATCCACGCCCTTAGATGACCACATCGCCACCATTGCATCCATCTGACGCAAAATGTCGGTGTGTTCCTCGGGTGACGCGTCAAACTGATAGCCACCCATGCCGATTTCGGTCATGGCTTGGTCGATGAGATAGCGTTTTTTGATCATTTTGGTTTGCTCAAGCGAGTTTTAGGCTCAGGCGATTGCGCCACCTTATGCGGGTGATCAACCCACCCGTCAGCAAGATAGCCCTCAACTTCGTCAGCATCGACAACGAGGGTTTGCAGCATTTCGCCCCACACCTCAACATCGCCATCTGCCTTGTAGAGCATCGTCGGATTCTGCATTTTCAAAGCTCCAGAAACGACAAAGGGGCGTTTAAGCCCCTATTGTCGTGGTGTTGATTAGGACTGACCAAACAACTGCACACCAGCCATTTCTGGATTGAGCAGCGCAGTGCCAAAATCAATATCCCAACGAGCTTTGACGCTCAGGTCATTGATTGAGCCTTGACGGGTGTAGGTGATACCGATACCTAAGCTGGTGGTAGCACGCATAACCATCCAACCATCAGCAGCATCCACACTGTACGAGCCGGGGATAAGAATCAGCGATTCCTTGCGGAAGAACGGATTCATCGGAGCAGCAACGGTGTTGAGCCAAGTCAGCGCAGCATTATCAGCCGGAGCATTACTGACGTTTGCATACTCTTTTGATCCAATCGAGCCTTCGGCAGCATCAATGATGGCTGGATAGATGCGGATGGTGTTGGCGGCAGGCTTATCAACCACACGGAACGTTTTTAGGCTGCCGGTGTTTTGCTTGGTGATCAGATGGATTTCAAAAACCCCATCAATCGTGAAAGCATCACCGACTTTGATGTTGGCGTAAGTGCCACCATCGACAACCAGATCAGTGTAGCGATTGTCCTTGTTTTCGGTCAGACCTGCGCTAGTAACGGTTGCGGCAGGCACAGTGCATTGGTTTGCACCATTGACCAAAACAGCCCCACCGGTTGCAGCAGTCAGACGGATTTCTTGGTCGTTTTTGAACACTTGGAAGCCAGCAATATCGCTGCGGATCATTGCACGCTCATACGCATCACGCGAACGAGACGAATCTTCGGAACGACCAGCCAAATTGCCAGCCATCGCATTCATGGCGCTTGGTGCATAGAACGCCATGCGGCCATCTTGTGGCACGCCAATGCGAGTGAGCCGGTTGTCCAGATCAGCCACATCGTCGTAACCAGTCGCTGCACCGGTGCGCTTCGACACGACCGAGCCATACAGCGCAGCGGTATTGAACAACGCCATGTTGACATCAGACGCCAATTTTTGTTTGGAAGCCGTGCCGTACTGGTTCATTGCAAACGTGTTGCGCAGATTTTTGGAACTCAGCGTCTTGGGGATAGACTTGTGATACCCGACTGAGCATGGCACGTTGAGCTGGGTCAGACCATCAAAGTTTGCGGACTGATCAAAGCCGTCATACGACGCGCCAATCATTGGAGACGGAAGCCAAAACTTATCTTGGGCATTGACAGCTTCTTGAGGAGTCAATGGATCATACAACTCTGCACCTTTGGCGATGACGAGCAAATCATCAAAGCCCTCGATGACGTTATCAAACATCACCTGTTCTTGCTTCGTGAAACTGGTAGCCATAATTCAAAACCTCATGGATTATTTGCGAAGGCTTTTCTTGTAAGCGATCAGTTTGGTACGGTCGCCCGTCCGTTCTGCATCAGCTTCAAGTTGAGCTAATTTCTTGCTACTGCCTGACGCGGGCGCATTGCTGCGCAAGTTGGTGTCAGCAGGCGTTGGCTTGGTTGGTTTCGACACTTTCAGATCCTTTTCGAGTTTGCCGATTTCGGCAGCAAACTTGGCGAGATTGGTGATTTTTGACAGGCGTTCGAGTTGGGCAGGATTTTTGCCGAGTGCGTATACAAGCAACGCAGGATTATCAGCAGCTTCAAGCAAGATGCTTTGTCGCGTCTGGTCGAAGATGGACACCACCTCCTCCTCAGCTTCGGCAAAGTCTTTGGCCTTGAGTTTCTTTGCATTCTCCTGATACGCCGTGCGCTTGGCTTCGGCTTCGCGGATCAGTGCTTGCTGTTGCTCCTGCTGTTTTGCCTTGGCCTTTTCGACCTCAACGGCGGCTTTCTGCCAATCAATCAGCTTTTTTTCAAACTCCCACTCATCCCAGTCACACGACTCAAGCGTAGGCTTGGGCGGCAACTCTGGAGCGGCAGTTTGCGGCTGTTGGGCTTTGCGCAGCTGCTCTAACTCACGTTCGGCTTGACGAAGCTTCCGGTCTTTTTCGCGCTCACGTTTGCGCATGTTGCGAATGACCGATGACGCATCTTCATCACCATCATCTTCACTCTCTTGGGATTCATCGTCTGGCTTTTCGCCAAACGTCACTTCAACTTCGCCATCATCCGCCGGATCGTTCTCAGCGTCATCTGGCTCTGCATCGGTGTCTAGATCGTCGTCTGGCAATTCCTCAGACGTGTCTAAGCCCAAGCTTTCATCTGCCTGTTGTGTCATGTTTACCTCGGTTGCTCAGTCTTAAATGGGCGACTGGACGCCTTGTGGGAGTTGCGGTATGGGCGTCGGATTAGTCTCAACGCTCGCCGCGATTTGTTGCTGGTTCTGCTGCTGTGAGCCTTGCATAGCCGACAACATTTGTAAGATTTGTGCCATTTGCGCGTTTTGCTGCTGCTGCGCTTCCATCATGATTTTGATGGTTTCAGCATTGGCCTTGTCAGCCTGCGCTAGTGTGTGGGCGGTCTTGGCGCGTGCAGCTTCGGCATTAGCCTGTGCTTCCTCGCCCATCTTCTGCATGAGTTGGGTTTGTGCATCAGGCGGCTGATTAGCCATTGCTGCTGCTTGCTCTTGCTGCTCTTTGATTTCGTCGTCGGTTGGCTCTGCTGCACCCATAGACAGCAACTTCTTGCGGCCAAACTTAGCGAGATCAGACAGCCCTTCGCCGTCCAAGTTGCTCACAATCGTGGCTGAGATGACGGCTTGCAACTCAGGATCAGGCGTAACAGGCAGCATCTTGAGCAGGTTTGACACGGTTTTCTCACGACGAGACGCAAACGACGCGCCCACATCAACAGCCACGTCATACTTGCCGTCAGACAGATTGTTCTCGTATTTCAGCACATTGTCTTTCATGGTTGGCTGATTGATCACAATCGTGTCTTCGGTGTCGTCATGCCATACAGCACGCATTTCGCGACCATCTTCGTCGTAAAGTTCTTGTGCCATCGACAGCCACACGCAGCCACTGTGCCGCATCGCTTTAGCCATATTGTCCATGTAGATAAACGCTTGCATATCCAAGCGCTCATGGATCTTCTCGACGGTTTCAGTAGCAATATTGCTGACCATTTGGTCGGCTTGCTGCTGATTGCCAGTCAGTTCGGCGATATCCACACCTGCTACTTGAATCAGCGCGGTCATAGCCTGCGGCAGTTGTGGCGGCTGTGTGTATGCAATAGGCGCAGGCGGCAGTTTATTGCCGCTTGCATCGGTAGTCTGGTTGATTAGCAGGTACGGGTAATCCTCAACCGCATCATCTGCCCACATGCCTTCGTTGCCCGCGATTTGTTCGGGCGTAAAGATTGGTTTTTGCTTGTAGCCACTCGCCGCAATCTCGACCAGTGCTGACGTAATGGTGTTGTAAATCTGCTGTGGATCGCGAGCAATGCGCACATGACCCCATGCCCGTTCGATGCCATCAATAAACATCCGTTTGCCATACATCGGGATGATCGGGATGTACTTGCCTGCAATGTAGCCATGATCTTCGAGCACACCCGACGCATCAATCACATATAAATGCACCTTGCGGCATTTGATCGTCTTGGTGCGTGCGCGATAGTAGCCTTGAGCTTCAAGCGACCGAATCTGATCAGCCAATTCTTCGGCTTCTTCCTCAGATTCGTTCAACTTCACTTCATCTTTGGCGGTGTCGTGTTTGTAGAAGGCGAGCTTTTGCTTAACTTCTTCGACCTCATAGTATTCAGCAACATTGACCACATCAGCCGAGAACCACTCAAATGAGTACTGGTTCTTTTCAACCACATCAAACGACGATGGCGACTTACCGAACCGCTCCTCGTAAGCATCAGGCGTCATACTGATGATATGCCATGCGTATTTAGCATCAGCTTTGTCTTGACGCTTGGCTGATACATCAAAAAACACGGTTTGATCAGCGTCAAAAATTGGCTCTAAGACGATGCGCTGGCGGTCGTCATCCTCATCTTCGTCATCTTCGTATTTAGCTTTTATCTTCCAAGCGCCAATGCCACCAGACACACTCTCTTCAAAAGCGTTATCGTAGGCTTCTTGGCCATTGCAGTCTTGTTCATCGGCACGATACAGGCCGTTCATGTTTTCAGCGGTTTCTTTGCTGCCTGATGAGTCTTTGCTCTTGAAATTGACAGTAATTCGATTGTTACGGTATTCGCTAAACAACCGAGTAACTGCCAAAGACACTTTGTTGACTTCAAACTTCGGGCGATTCTCAAACTGATCGCCCAGATTATCTTCCCACTGCGCACCCTGAACAAACGCAAACCGGCGATCTTCAAGACACTGCGCTCGATTGTCGCGCTGTGGGTCATAGGTCGCGTCAAAGCCACGCATAGCGCGTTCGTGCACTTGCGTGAGTTTGTCAGTCGTGGTCATTATCTGCGGTTCCAATGATGTGTGCGTTTGGGCATGGATGGTGGCGGTGGTGGTGGCGTGACGTGCATCGCTTGAACAGACAGCGCCAGATACCGAAACGCATCAGCAGCATGACTTGCCCAGTCGTGGACAGGACGAGCCTTAAACTCCCCCATCTTGTCGTTGTACTCGCGCCGATAGTTGCTTAATGCGTGCAAGCCTGCCGAGCATTTGTCCGTGTCAAACCAGCAGCTAGACAAAATCTGTCGGCTCGCTTCGATACCATCTTCAATCGGCACGTTTTTGACGATCTCAAAGTTGATGCCAAGCTTCTTGGCGGTCTCAATCCGAGATACACCCGATCCAAGTTCACGCACTGCGATGTCATGGGGGGCAAAGTGCTTGCCATACAGATAGCCGCGTTGCTCTAGGATGCGCGCATAGTGCGGCAGACCCTCGCCAGTGGCTTCGTAGTAGTCAACGACGCGGACTTCTTTGCCCACGACTTGAGCAAACCAAATCGTTGTTGAGTCGCTAACGCCCAAATCCCATACCGTGTGGACTTTGAGCGCAGGATCAACAGGGACGCGAGTAATCCGACCATCGCTGCGAGCTTTGGCCAACTCGTTTTTGTACACAGCACCATCGGCAATGTATTTGGGACGACCTAGCCAAATGTTGTCATACGCTTCGGGGTCGCTCTCTCTTAGCTTCTCAGCTTCGATCTTTAGCAACTCAGGACAGTGCGGATTGTCTGTGTAGTTAATCTGCACCACCGTACAATCATCGCGCTGCTTCTCGACGTATTCGGCGTAAACAGGATCGGTGGGCAAATATGGATTGAGACTAAACACCACAATCGCATTGGGTGTGCG